TCCAGATGATTTAGTACCTCAACATATTAAACGGCGTAAGTATGATCCTGACACTAATGAAAAAGAAAGACTGGATGACTTTGCTGCACAAGATAGAACTGATGCTGGAGTAAGATTTGGAACAGAAGCTGGCCCACGTGTAATTAATGATAGACAAGCATCTATGAACCAATTGAATGATATAATATCTAAGTTTGGTAAAAATAGTCCACAAGCACAACAACTTATTGCACAGATAATTCGACGACAAAGTATTAATCAAAGACATGAATTAGGACCATTACGTACTCCGTCTGCTCAAACATTACAAGGTAATAAAGGATTTAATCCTAATCAATTACCTACTAATATGTCTACTACTCCTGATGCGGCATTGAATGATCAGAATGCATTGATTCAAATATTAAGAGAAATCCAACAAGGTAACAACTGATGGCTGATGATCAAATCCCAGAAGAAGTAGATGCGGCTATTGATAATTCTTTAGGTGATGATGCACCACGTAAGCGTAGTTCACGTAGGCGTAAAGACCCTGTATATAAAGTATTGGGTGATAGTAAGATACCCGTATCTAAAGCTACTGGTAAGGTATGGAAGTCACGTGTCTCTCAGGTAATGAAGAATACTGAAAATGTTAGAGAAGCTTGGTCAGAAGCTATTCGTTATTATGAGAATGATCAGTTAGGTCATAGACAAGGACAAGAGAATGCTAGTGGCAATACCATTGGCAATCAGAAACTCAATAACAATATTACTGAAACAGAAAATGTTATCTTTGCTAATGTTACTACTATGGTTCCTGCTTTATATGCTCGCAACCCAGAAGCAGAATTTACTAGTAACGTAGAAGAAAAACGTGAACTTGCTACGATATTAGAACGTTTGGTAAATGTCCTTGCAGGTCGTAAGTCCGCACCAGGTATTAATCTCAAGCCTAAAGCAAAGCGTTGTGTTGTTACTACACTATTAACTAATCGATCATGGATTAAGATTGGTTGGACACCTAAACAAGAAAGTAGTGAACAGGCTCTAGCAGACTTAACTAAGTTATCTAAAGACTTAGAGAAAGCTAAAGATGGTAAGCGTATCGTAGAGATCGAAGGTCAGATACAGGCACTAGAAGAAGGTGTAGCTATTCTGCATCCATCAGGTCCGTATGCAAAGGTTAAGTCTCCATTCGATGTAATGGTTGATCCTAATGCTAAAGAGATTGATTTGTCTGATGCTAACTGGGTGATCGAAACTGATATGCTCCCCACTGAGTTTATCCTAGCACGATATGCTCGTAAGAGTAAGGGTAATGAACATAAGTCTATCTATCAGCCTACTCATGTGATGAAGACTACATTAGATGGTGATGATGGTATCCAAGACCATGAGAATTATTCCATCTTCTCGAATGATAAAGAAGAGACACATAAATCGTTTGGATTCACTGATCAAGAATCTTTCGACAAAGCCAAGCTTACAAAAGTATATTTCATTTGGGATAGGGTTACACGACGTGTTCTGCTGTTTAATAGTAATGATTGGACGTGGCCTATTTGGGTATGGGACGATCCTCTGCAATTGGATACATTCTTCCCATACTATCCTCTTACGTTTTTTGAATCACCTAATGGTCCTCTTACAAAAGGTGAGGTCTCTTATTATCTAGACCAACAGGATGCTATCAATGAGATTGCAGATGAAAAGCGACGTTCCCGTAAGTGGGCTAGACGTAATATTTTCTACAACACTAATGTAATCTCACAAGAGGACGCACAAGCAGTCCTTAATGGTGATGACGGAACAGCAAGAGGCATTAGTATCTCTCCTGAAACGCGGCTTAGTGATGTTATTGCTTCCGTTCCTCCTCCATCTATTCAATTTGAGAAGATGTTTGATAAAGAGGATAGCTATCGTGCCATAGATCGTATCTCATCTGTTTCAACTGTTATGCGTGGTGAACAGTTTAAGACAAACACTAACCAGCAAGCAGTCAATGCTAATGTTGGCGCATCTAATATGCGAGTGGATGAGAAATCTGATCAAATAGAGGATTGGATCGGTTCTATATTATGGGGTGTAGCTCAGTTATGTCTTATGAATATGGATCAAGAGACTGTTGTTAATCTAATCGGAGAGCAATCTACTGGTTGGGAAAATATGACAGCACAAGAAGTATCACAATTATCTCATACTGTTATAGGAGGTTCTACTAAGAAACCTACTAGCTCTGCTAAGAAAGAAGAAGCATTAGAGTTTGGACAAGTATTAGGTCAATTCGTTAATGCGGCTCCCGGACCAGTATTGAAGGTCATGTTACAGGTCATGGAGAAAGCATTTGATGAAGTAACAATGCGTGAAGAAGACTGGGAAGAATTGATTACTGCCATCGAACAACAACAAGGCGGTGAACAACAACAGGGACAAGGTGGTGGCGGTGCTGATGTTAGCGCTGCTAGTCCTGAACAACTAAAAGAGATGTTAGCTCAACTACCTCCTGAGATGAAACAACAGGTACAGAGTGCAATTCAATCAGGTGTTCCACCACAGAAAGCATTACAATCTGTAATGCAACAGCAACAACAACAACCACAGGAAGAAGCACCTCAGCCTCCTCCTGTTGCACAATAAAAGGGAAGAGTTATGAGTGAAGAACAAGAACTATTAACTACTGATGAGGCGATTTTAGATAGTATCGGAGAAGGCGATGAACCGGCTACAGATGAAAGTACTACGCAAGAAAGTGCTGGAACGGAACAAAACACTTCAGAAGAGACATCTAACGCCAACGATCAACAAAGTGCTGACGGAAGCTCTACAACACAGCAACAAGAACAAACTCGTGGTCCCCAAGACCTAGTAGATGGTGCTGGCAATGTTGTAGCTGCTGGTGGCCGTGAACGACGTTTCTATGAGACTGCACAGAAAGAAAAGTCTAGAGCGGATAACGTAAGTCGTGAACTAGAAACTGTTAAGTCACAATTACAAGCTATTAATGATGCTGGAACAGTTGGCACACAATATGGCTTATCTCCTGAAGAAATAACAACCGGCGCACAACTGATCGCCGCGTATAAAAATGATCCTGTACAAGCTATTCAACATATGTTGACACAAGCACAAAGTAACGGGTATAATATAGACGGTATTACCTCTGGCGGTACTGATATGGGTGCGATCAAGCAGATGCTTGAGAATACTCTTTCACCACTGCTAGGAGAACATCAACAACAACAAGACACACAAGCAGCACAAAGTCGCGCACAAGAAATATATAACGAGTTTAACTCGAAATATCCCGATAGTGCTGTACATGAAAACTCTTTATCCCGGCTATTACAACAAGATCCAAGTCTATCAGTTGATGCTGCGTATTTTAAACTTCAATCTTATTTCCACCAACGTGGATTAGATTGGACGAAATCCCTAGAACAGTTGCAACAAGAACAAAATGTTCAACAACAACAGCAACATGCTAGAGTAAATACTCCGCCACAGCCGCCTGAAGGTGGTTCAGTGTATAATGCTCATGTAACTGACACTGCACAAGTAGCTGATGTATCAACAAGTACCGACGACATTATACGACAAGCAATGTCTGAGGCTGGTATCAACTAAGACAAAGGACTATTGTTATGGCATCCACTCCTATTGCCACGGTTCTTGAATCTACTCTTACTCGTAGTCGTAAGAAGCTAATTCTTGCGTCCATTAAGTCTAATGCTCTTATGGCATGGGCTTTTGCAAACAATCGAGTTGAGTTTGAGGACGGTGGACACGAGATTACGAACCCACTAACGTTGGGACGTAATCCTAATATCTCTTCTTATGAATATTTCGACGAGCAACCAATCGCACAGACCAGTGAGTTTGATACGGTAACGTATAACTGGGCTCGTGTTGGCGGTTCTGTTGTTATCTCAGATCAAGAAGAAGACGAGAACCAAGGTTCTGCACAAATCTTTAAGCTTATGAAAGCTAAGATTGATGTACTAGAAGAGAGTATCAAAGAGAAATTCTCTGAGTATCTCTATGCTTCTGGTGCTGGTACTGATCCGCAAGGACTTGGGCTTCTTATTCCTGATGATCCGACGACTGGTACGGTTGGTAATATCAATCGTGCTAATGAAACGCAGTGGCGTACTTCGGCCTACGACTTTAATGGTAACTTGGATAGTACTAATATCGAAGAAGCCTTTGATGATATCTTGATGGACTTGACGCTTAAAGGTGACAAGCCTGATGTTATCCTCTGTGGTCGTAATCTGTTCCGTCACTATCGTACTGCGGTACGTGATAAGGTTGTCATTAACTTGTCGGATAGTAACTCTGGTAAGAAGATGATGGACTTAGGTTTTTCTGGTGTTAAACACCAAAACATTCCTATGATGTATGATGAAGATTGCCCTGTTAATAAGTCTTACTTCATTAACAGTAAGTATCTACGTCTACATGTCTTGAAGCATGTTAACATGAAGGTCAAAGAGCTTGTTGCTCCTTGGACGATTGATGCTCATGGACGTAGGATCGTTTGGCAAGGTCAATGGTGCATGTGGAAAGCTTTCCGTACTCATGCTGTATTGATTAACTCGTAAGATAAGGAGAAAAAGGGATGAGCGAGAACGTCAAACCACGTTTTGAAGTACACCAACTAGACGGAGAAGGTACTAGGAGAATTGCTAAACCTAAGACTGATAAAGAAGGTAAACTTCTAGGGGGCTTTGAATTTGAAAATAAAAAAGTTCCTGCTGGTTGGATGGTGTATTTTCCTAATGGCTCCTCTATCCATGTTTGGACACAAGAAGAAATGGAACGGCAAGGCTTTTTGTCTGCCCCTGATCTAGTTAATATGGAAACAGGTGATCTTATGGGAAAGAGTAATACTCAATCTCTTAAGGATCGATCAGCACAAAAAGAACGTGTTACTAAAGGTTCCAGAGTTCATCACGTAACTAATTAAGGAAAACTGTTATGTCTAAAGTTCTAGCTGATAACTATCCTCGTAGTATCAGCCAGTATGTTCCAAACATGGAATTTGCTGCTGATGTTGTCGGGGATAACCACATCGCTTATCTCGGTACTCCTTCTGCTCTTGATGCAGACGGTATCTGGGACGGTGTAAGTGCTACCAATTCTGCTACCAGTTACTCGTCCTCAAACTATAAAAGTACGTTTGATGGTAGCTCTACCTCTGTAACTTCTACTGCGGGGATGTTGTCTGCTCGATACGGGCAATGTCTTACTGCTACTGGGTCATCCGGTTCTGACCATGTTTGTACCATTACGGGGCGTGATTACCTCGGCCAACGTATGCAAGAAAGCCTTACGTTGTCTGGTACGACAGTTATATTTGGCAACAAAGCATTTAAGTATGTCGATACGCTTGCTATTGCTACTGGTGCTGCCTCTGACACTGTTGATATTGGTTGGTATGATCGTTTAGGCTTGCCTTATAAAGCAGAACGAATCGAAAGCTATACGGAAGATGATGTCAGTCTTCCACATGAACCAGTAGAAGTATCAGTTGAGGTTGATGCAGTACGTTATGCTGCTGGAACGGATACTGTTGTTCCGTCGCCAGTTTCTGGACAAATCACTGGAGTTAACTCTGTAGTTACCACGGCTACAACTGGCGCATCTACTGCAACAGTTGTTGTTGGATCAACTGATGTCGGTGGCATTAGTATCGTAATTGCTGGCTCCTCTGGTGTTGCCGTACTTGATAGTGATGTTGCTACTACGGACGATGATCAAACTACTTCCACTATCGCTAAGTTTGGTGCAGTTGGAATTAGTCCTGATGGTACTCCTAGTGGTGGTGCAGCAAACTATACGATTACTGTTGAGCCCATCTGCTTCGTTGCAGGTGATGATACAGCTACTCAGACTGCTACTACTGAGGATACTCGCGGAACTATCCGAGCAACAACTGCTTGTGATGGAAGTGTTTCCTACGAAGTCTGTTATAAAGTGAATACCGCTGATCTTCACGGTATCGAACAGTATAACGGCTAATAGGAAAGGTCGGGAGAGTTTTTCCCCTCTCTTTTTCTCTCCCGACCATTTCTGCATATCATGGCAACATTAACAGAACTAATCACACGTACAGCAGACAGGCTATCAATGGTGGCTGGTACTGGTGTACAGACTTATGCGGAAGATCGTATAGGTGAAATGATTCAACATAAGTTTGATGTACTGTTTGAAGAAGTATTCTGGCCTCAATTTCTTACTTGGGCGCAATTTACTCTTGATGGTACATTAGGCATTATAACCACAGATGTTTCCACGTTATTAAAAAGATTCGAAGACATTAGAGTAGTGTTTCCACAGAATTCAACTACACCACTCACTAAGATGTCTGCTCTCACTACTAATCCTTTTGAATTAAGCGGTACAGTTCCTATTCATTATGAAGCTCTCGGACCTACTGATGCTAATAAAACTAGCAGAATATTCCAGATTTGGCCCAAGGCATCTACTGGTATAATTGTTATACAATATAGGACCAAGCCAGATACGTTTATCGGTACAGATGAAATAGACTTCGATGATCAAGCTTTAATTCTTGGTGCCACATTTGATTATCTTGAGGATGATGGTTCCAATCCTAATGCATCACAGAAGTTTCAATTACTATTTGAGGCTAGAGTTAAGCAGTTAAAGAATTCGTTTAACTCTGCTCCGATTAGTCTTGATCCTGTTACTGCATTGCCACAGACATTCAGCTTTGTGAGTTTACCATAATGCCCAGTTTACCCAATCCGGCTGCAATAAGACAAGCTTTGACACAACTTTTAGAAGCTAAAAAATTAAATAAAAGATATCCTGATATGGATATGCGTGCTGATGATGGATCATCAGGGACTATGCCTACAACCGGCACTTTAGTAGAAGATGCTAGAGCGCAAGCACGAACTACTCAAGGAACTGATCCATTATCTGTATCTAATCGAGAATATCAAGGTTCAGAAGCTAGTGGAGCATTTCCAGATCAACCTGTTAGTCGAAGAATGACTCGTCCACAATCACCTCTTAGTGTATTAGATGATGGTCCTAGTCGCAGGGGCGAACTGAATGATGCTAATATTGAACCACAACAAGATCCTAATTGGCGTAGAGATCAACTTAGATCTATGGAAGATGAATTCGTTGCTCTTCAAAACGAATTTGAACGTCTAGCTGGTAGACCTCCTACACCAGAAGAAATGAAAGATATTGGAACGTTAGAGAATTTAGTAGATATACTTAAGGATGCTTCTGGTGAGGTTAAAGTAAAAGGAGATGCTTCAAATTGGGCAGATACCTTGGATGATATACCCTTCTAATGACTGATACATTTCTCTTTCCAACCGGACCTAGAGGGCGGTCTCCACAAATACAACGCAGCAACTTGTTGCTTGATGCTACCATTAGGGATTTCTCTGGTGGTTGGAATGTCGTTGATGCTGATCTAAATCTTGATACCAAGTTCTCTAAGATACTAGAGAATATGCAACGTGGTATTGATGGTTCTAATGAGGTACGACCAGGAACAGAACTGTTTGCTGATACTAGT